GTGGAGCTTTTCCTTTGTTATTCGGTCAAGGTGCTGGTGCATCTGCTGGTGGTGCTTTAGGTGGATTTGCTGGTGGAATTTTGGGTGGTCAGGCAGGATTTGCATTATCTCTTGTAGGTACTCAAATAGGTTCTCTTTTTGATAATTTAGTTAATGGTGCAGCCGAATTAGGTAGAGCTATTGGGCCTTTTACAAGAGACACTCAAGCAGTTACAGCAGCATTAGGATTGCAAGGTTCTGTTCAAGAAGCACAATTACAAAGAATTGAACGAACCCAAGGAAAGACAGCAGCTTTTAATGCTTCAATGACATTGATGGGTAATAGAATAGACCAAGAAGGTATAAATAAAATTAAAAACTTTGGAGAAACAACTAGATTATTAGGTCAAGAATTTAATATTGCTTTATTAAAATTACAGGCTTTTGCTGGTGGTTTTGTTAACTTCATTGCTAATCTCGTTGCTGGACAGAAAAAATTAAAAGAAGCTGAAATAGATAGAATTGTAGAAGATGCTGCTGCTCTTGGTAATGAAGATGCTCAAAGGTTATTAGATAGAGGAACAGAAATAGAAGAAACAGGTTTTAGAATGACAAGTAGAGGTAAAAAGGCAAAACCTGGTACTGCTGATGATATAAAACAACTTAAAGCAGATAAGGCAAGTTTTGCTATTACAAATAAAATTAATTTAGCTAATGATGAAGTAGTAGCTAAATCTCAAACTTTAGTAGAAGAAAAAACAAAAGAACTTGATTTGCAGAATCGAATAAATGAAGCAGTTAAAGGAGGTATGAATAAAGAACTTGCAACATCTATAGCAAAAGTTAATCAAGTATTTGACGCAGAGAAAAAAGTTCTTCAAGAAAAAATAAAACAATCAAATTTAGATTTACAAAAAGCTGAAAAACAAGGAATTGAAGGAGAAGAATTACAGAAATTAAATGATATCCATAATGCAAACACTATAGAACTTGAAAAACATAATAAATTGAGGGATGACGCAATTAAACTTGAGAAGGATCTTGCAATAGCAACTGGTGGTATAAAAACAAATTTTGAAAAGATTGGAGAATCTATTGCTTCTGGTGTTAGTGATAATTTAACTGCTGCAATAATGCAAACCAAAACTTTAGGTGATGCTGCAAAATCAATCTTAAATGACTTAGCTAACACGTTGGTGAGACTCGGTGTTAATACGATTTTAAAAGGTATTGCTCCTGGCGTTTTTAGTGGTTTAACGGGATTAAATTTTGCAAGGGGAGGTAGACCCCCTGTTGGCAAGGCTTCAGTAGTAGGAGAACGTGGCCCAGAACTATTCGTACCAAGGAGATCAGGAACAATAATTCCTAATGACAAACTAGGAGGAGGAAGTACAAACATCAGTGTAAATGTTGATGCTTCTGGATCGGCGGTTGAAGGTGATGACTCACAAAGTAGAGAACTTGGCAGACTTATTTCTGTAGCGATACAATCGGAATTATTGAAACAAAGAAGACCAGGAGGTTTATTAAGATAATGGCTATTTTTCCTGATTACAACCCTGTTTTTTCTGCAAGTAAAACTGATATTACTAATACTAGAACAGTTCAGTTTGGTGATGGCTACCAACAAAGATTTACTTTCGGTATCAATCAAAAGGCAAAACAATGGACTTTAACATTTAATGTTGATGATGAAGATGCGACTGAGATTGAAACATTTTTAGAAGCAAGAAAAGTTGATGGAGCATCTTTCGATTGGTCGCCTCCAGATTCATCCACTACTTTTAAATGGATATGCCCTACTTTTACTAAAGAAATATTTGAATTTAATAGAAATAGAATAAACGCAACATTTACACAAGTATTTGAACCCTAATGGCAAATCCTGTATCTGAAACCCAAGCAATAAATCCTGGTTCAGTTATTGAGTTATTTGAACTGACAACAGATGCAGTTTTACATGGATCAACAACTACATATAGATTTCATGCTGGCACTAATGAAGTAAACAATGGCAATATTATTTGGGCTGGTAATACTTATGTTGCATTGCCATTAGAAGCTGAAGGTTTTAAATATGCTAAAGGTCAACTACCTAGACCTACATTGACGTTTAGTAATGTTACTAATCTTATGACAGCAATTTTATTGAACGTAAATACAGTAACCCCAGGTAATGATCTCACTGGAGCGATAGTCAAAAGGAGAACTACTTTAGCAAGATTTTTAGATGCTGCTAACTTTGATCCTGTTGCTACAACAAGCACAGTAACTTCAACTATTGCCGATCCATCTGATGTAGAAACTGTCACATATACTGTCACAGTAGTTCAAAATTCTTTAGGATATAATGTTTTTGCAATAAATGGAGTTGAAAATCCAGTTATTACAATGAAACGTGGTTCAACTTATATATTTAATCAATCTCATACTTCTAATGTTGGACATCCTTTAAGAATAAAATCTGATACTGATGGACAGCAGACAACAACTAATGCTGGAACGCTTGGGACAGATGCGACAGTAACTTATCAGCCAGCATATCCGACTGCTCCAAATGATCTGAGATATTACTGCACAGTTCATGGAAATGGGATGGGAAATACAATCACGATGAACAATCCAAATACGATACAGCAGCAAACAAGTGTGACTTCTACAAGTCAATCAAATCCTTACGGAACACCAGATCCCACAGCAGAATATCCCCAAGAAATCTATAAAATTGATAGAAAATCAGCAGAAACTAGAGCAGTTGTACAGTTTGAATTAGCTGCGTCTTTTGATTTAGCAAATATAAGAGTCCCCTTAAGAGTATGCACTAGGGAACTATTTCCTTCTATTGGCACGTTTTTACCATGATTGATTGGAAAGAAGCTGCTCTTAATCATGCAAAAGTTGAAGATCCAAAAGAATCTGTTGGTCTTTTGTTGAATATAAAGGGAAAAGAGAGATATTATCCTTGTCGTAATTTATCTATGACTGATTATCAATGTTTTATTCTTGATCCAGAAGATTATGTAAGAGCAGATAATTTAGGAGAAATCATAGCTATTATTCATAGTCATCCAATTACTCCTCCAACACCTAGTCAGGCTGATTTAGTTAGTTGTGAAAATTCAAATTTACCTTGGCATATTGTTAATCCAAAGACTGAACAGTGGGGTTATTGTGAACCAAGTGGTTATGAAGCTCCTTTATTAGGAAGAGAATGGGTGTGGGGGATCACTGATTGTTGGGCTTTGGTAAGAGATTGGTATAAAAAAGAAAAAGATATAGATTTAATAATGGGCACAAGACCAGTAACTCCTCAAGAATTTATGGAAAATCCAATGTCCAAAGAAAATGGAGATGGACATAATTTTTTATTACAAGCAGGATTTAGATTATTAGAACCAAATGAAAAACCAGAAAATGGTGATGTTTTATTGATGTCTATTTTGGCAAAAGGTTTAAATCATGCTGCAATTTTTCTTGATGGGGATGTTTTACATCATTTAACAGATAGACTATCTTGTAGAGAACCATACTCACCTTGGTTATTAAAATGCACAGGAGGGCGGTATCGTTATGTTGCGTAAACTAAAGCTATATGGAGAATTGGCTAAATTTATAGGTCATAAAGAATTTGAAATAAAGGTACATAATTTACCTCAAGCTATAAGTTTTTTAGTAAATAATTTTCCAGGCGTTGATGCCTATATGAATCCTAAACTTTATCAAGTAAGAATTGGTAATTACGAGATAAATGAAGATGAAATAGATTATCCGATAGGACAACAGGATATTCATATCATTCCAGTGATATCTGGAGCAGGAAGAGGTTTTGGTAGGGTTTTGCTAGGAGGTTTGTTGATTGGTGCGTCATTTATGTTTCCTGGTGCAGGATTATTTGGAACAGTTAGTACTGGTGGTAAACTAGCTGCTGGAGCTACCAGCTTTGGAGGATTTGTAGCTGGTAGTGCTGTCGGTACAGCTATTGGTACAGGTTTAAGTGCTATCGGTGCTGGCTTAATTCTTTCGGGTGTTAGTGAAATGTTATATCCAATGCAAACTCCAGAATTTGAAGATAATCCACAAATATCATTTAATTTTTCTGGAACGCAGAATACAGCAAGGGCTGGTACTCCAGTTCCGATTGTTTATGGTGAGATATTTACAGGATCAGTTGTTATAAGTGGAGATGTAGACACAGTTGCCGTAAACGCATGACCGATACAAATAAGTACATTACAGGATCAGGTGGTGGAGGTTGTTTTACTGGTGATACTCCTGTATCTGTACCAAACGGCACAAAGTTAATAAAAGAAATTAGTGTCGGAGATATTGTTTGCAGCTTTGATGATAAAGGCACTATTTATCATGCTAAAGTTTTAAAAGTACATGAGCATGAAAACGAACCAGTTGTTAAGTACACAATATGGGGCGGTAAAACACTAGACGCAACTCCCAACCATTGGGTTTTAAATCAATTTAATGCGTTTGTTGGTATAGACACTTTAGGAACTGACGATTGTTTAATTGATGAATTTGGTCATTTAAGACCGATTATTGATCGTAAAGATATTGGAACGCATACTGTTTATAACTTAACTGTTGAAGGTCATCATACTTTCATAGCTAATACGATTCGTGTACATAACGCAGGATTAGGGCCAAGCATTGCTGGTTCTGGTGGAGGTGGGAGTAAAGGTGGCGGTGGAGGTGAACCACCAACTATTGCTAAAGACAATTTACATAGTAAACAGTTTGCTACTTTTCTTGATCTTATATCTGAAGGAGAAATAGAAGGTTTTGCGACTGCTTCAAAAGAAGGAAGGACTAAAGGAACTGCTGCATATCGAAATGCTGCATTAAAGGATGTCTTTTTAGAGAACACTCCTGTATTGCAAGCTAATGCAAATTCAAACAACCCATCAAATGCTCAATTTAATCATAAAAATGTAGGTTTTGATATTCGTTTTGGTACAGGAAATCAAAGCAAAATGAGTGGAGTACGAGGCAGTGCTTCAAACTTTAGCGTTGGATTAGAAGTCAAGAATGGTAATGCTAATGCTGTAACCAGACAATTAACAAATAATACGGATTTAGATGCAGTGAGAGTAACTGTTAATGTGCCTGTACTACAAAATGTAAAAGAAGATGGAGACATAGTTGGTTCTCAAATTACCTTTAAAATTCAAATCCAAAACAATGGAGGTGGTTTTGTAACTAAAGTCACCGATACCATTAAAGGTAGAACAGCAGATGCTTATAACAGAGATTACAGAATTAATCTAAGTGGAGCTCATCCAATAGATGTAAGAATTGTTAAAACTTCTGCTGATAGCACAGATAGAATATCAAGAGATTTATTTTGGCAATCATATTCAGAATTGATAGACGATTCCAATAGATATTTAGATAGTGCCTATACAAAATTAAGATTAGATTCAGAATTTTTTACAAGGATTCCTAATAGAAAATTTAGAGTTCGAGGAATAAAAGTAAGAATCCCAGGTGCGGGAGCTAATAATTCTGGTACTCCAACCGTAGACTTACAGACAGGAAGAGTAGTTTATCCAAATGGCTATATCTTTAACGGTGTGATGGGTGCTGCTCAATGGACAACTTGCCCTGCTTTAATACTTTTAGACTTACTTACTAATAATAGATATGGGCTAGGTAATCATATTGTTGATAGTAATTTAGATTTATTTTCTTTTATAACCGCAAGTAAGTTTTCAAATGAGCTTGTTGATGATGGGTCTAATGGGCAGGAAGCTAGATTTGCTTGCAATATAAATATTCAGACGAGTGTAGAAGCATTTGATGTCATAAATACTTTGTCAGGGATAATGAGATGTATGCCAATTTGGGCACAGGGAGCATTACAACTAACTCAAGATAGTCCGAGAGATCCTAGCTATTTATTTACGATGGCTAATGTCGGGCCAGAAGGCTTTAATTATACAGGCAGCAGTTTAAAAACCAGAGCTACAGTTGTCGCTGTCTCTTTTTTCAATATGGATATTAGAGACATAGATTTTGAAGAAGTTGAAGCAGAAACAGCCTATAAAAATAAATATGGATTTCATCTTAAAAGAGTGAAGGCACTAGGTTGTACAAGTAGAGGTCAAGCTAGAAGATTTGCAAAAGCAATCCTTTTTGCTGAACAAAGAGAAACGGAAGTAGTGACATTTACTACTTCTATGGAATCAGGCATTGTTGTACGCCCTGGAACGATTATTAGTATTGCTGATCCTGCCAGGGCAGGAGTGAGAAGAGGAGGAAGAATCAGCAGTGCAACTACAACTCAAATAACTGTTGATGATTCAGATTCTACGGATTTATCTGCTCAAAATAATCCTAAATTAAGTGTAATAATGCCAAATGGAACAGTAGAAGTTAGAAATGTAACTGGAATATCAGGCAAAGTAATTACACTAGCTAGTGCATTAAGTGAAGCACCTAATTCTAATAGTGTTTGGATGCTTGAAAACGATACGGTTTCTTCTCAAGAATTTAGGGTAATGTCAGTTGAAGAAAGAGATGGCATAAATTATGGAATATCTGCATTAGCTTATGTAAAAGAAAAATATGATTTTATTGAGGATGGTACACCCATACCAACTCAAATTATATCTAGTTTAAATCTAATAAAGAATCCACCAAACGGATTATCAGCACAAGAAACAATAGTTTTAATTAATAATCAACCTGTTTCTAAATTATTAGTTAGATGGCAACCCGTTGATGGTGCGTCAAATTATATGGTCAATTATAGATTTGAAAATAACAATGTCATTTCGACTATAGTAAGTAGTCCTGATTTTGAAATAGTTAATTCACAAGTTGGTGCTTATGAAATATCTGTTTTCACGTTAAATGCAGCTTTAAAAGCTAGTGCAACATCAAGTGATATTACTTTCAATGCTGTTGGTAAAACTGCTGTTCCTGCTGATGTAACAGGACTTACTGGCGAACCAATAAA